TGCTGATCGTAGCTGGGGTTCTGGCCGCGAGGGGCGGGAAGTAATGGGCTTCCTGTCGCGTGGCCTGGAGGCCAAGGGCGCCAACACCGTCTGGGAGCGGTGGATCGAGATGATGGACCTGGGCGGGAAGTCCAAGGCCGGGCCCGCCGTGAACCTGCAGAGCGCCATGCGCGTCTCGGCGGCGTTCGCCTGCATGCGCGAGATTTCGCAGGGCTTGGCGCAGGTGCCGTTCAAGGTCTTCAAGGAATACGACGTGCAGCGGGATCACCCGGTGCACAAGCTGCTGACGCGCCGACCGAATGCCTGGCAGACCGGGTTCGAGTTCATGGAGACGATCGGGCTGCATGCCAGCCTGGGCAACGCCTACGTCTACTTGAACCGGTACCGCGGCAAGATCGCGGAAATGATCGTGCTGAATCCGGCGCTGGTCAGCGCGGAGCAGAAGGAGGATTGGTCGGTCAGCTACAAGGTGCGCGGCCGGTCCTCTGGGCAGGTGGAGATCCCCGCGTCCGACATCTGGCATATCCGCGGCCCGAGTTGGGACGGCTTCATGGGGCTCGACATTCTGAACATCGCCAAGGAGGCGCTGGGGCTGTCGATTTCCCTTGAGGAAAGCGTCGCCGGGCTGCACGCGAACGGCATCCGCCCGTCCGGCACGTACTCTGTCGAAGGCAATCTGGACACGAAGCAGCATGAGCAGCTGTCGGCATGGCTGAAGAAGCAAGCGGCGGCCGGTCCTGGCATCCCTCTGGTCCTGGACCGCAACGCGAAATGGCTGTCGCAGACGATGACCAGCGTCGACGCGCAGCACAAGGAAATGCGACAGCAAGCCATTGAGGACGCCTGCCGCTTCTTCGGCATCCTCCCGACCATCGTCGGCTTCACTGGCGACAAGGCCAACACCTACGCCAGCGCGGAAGTCATGGAAAACGCGCACAAGGTGCGGACTCTGGGCCGCTGGTACAAGCGCGTGCAGGACTCCGCAGACGTGAACCTGCTGACCGAAGAAGAATTGGACGCTGGGATCTACACCAAGTTCGTGGCGAACGCGCTGATGGCGGCGTCCGCCACCGACCGCAGCAACTTCTACGCGAAGGCTCTGGGCTCCGGCGGGTCGCCGGCCTTCATGACGCAAGACGAGATCCGGCAGCTGGAAGACCTGCGGCCGGTCGGCGGGGAAGCCGCGAAGCTGCCGCCGTTGCAGCAAAAACAGGCCAGTTCGGGTGCAAAACCACCCGAAAACGACCCCGAAAACACCCCCTAAAGCCCGCTTTTGGCGGGTTTTTTCATGCCCGAAAGGGATCTATGAGCAACCACCTGAAGACCCTCTCCAAGTCGGAAAACGAGCTGATCGTAGGCAACTACATCGTGCTTTTCGGCGGAAAAGACCTCGCGGGCGAGTTTTTCACCAAAAGCACGCGCCTGGACAGCGGTTACACGCAGTCGGGCCTGCTGTATGTGGACTTCGAGCACGGCCTGGACCCCGATGGCCTGGGCCTCGATGACTCTCACGTCCTCGGGTTCGTGGACTGGAAGACCGCCAAGACCGACGACAAGGGCGTTTTCGTGGAGCGCGTGCTGAATCGCCGCGCGCAGTACGTCGAAATCCTGATGGAGATGATCGACGCCGGCATCGTCGGCAACTCCAGCGAGGCGATCCGCGGCAAAGCCATGCGGACGCGCGACGGCGAGATCACGCAGTGGCCGCTCAAGCGCGACACGCTGACCCTCACCCCCATGGAGCCGCGGATGCTGACGCAAAACGTCCTCGCGGCAGCCAAGTCCCTGTCTTCCATCTTCCCTCATAGCCGCTCGCTGGCCGCCGTCACGGGCGCCGAGCTGCCGGACGAGGTGAAGACCATCGAATCCATCGAAACCGTGCGAGATGCCGAAACCTACCTGCGGGATGCAGGCCGTTTCAGCAAATCGCAGGCCGCGGCCTTCATCAGCCGCTTCAAAGCACTGTCTGCCCAGGGGGATCCTGGCTCGGACGGTCAGTCCAAGGCGATCGAACACGCGATTGCCGTACTCACCTCCAAGTAAAGGAACCATCATGTCCGACATCAAGACGGTCGAAGACCTGGCGAAAGCCTGGGAGACCTTCAAGTCCACCAACGACGCGCGCCTGAAGGCGATCGAAGAGAACAAGGCGACCGGCGACTTCGAGGCCAAGCTGGCCCCGATGAACGCCGAAATCACGCGCCTGACCTCCGAGGTCAAGGAGGCCGTGCTGAAGGCCCAGCGCCCGGCCGTCTCCAGCGACAAGGCCGACGCCGCGGAAGCCGCGCTCAAGTCGTTCAACCTGCGCCTGCAGGCTGCGGCGATGGAGGCCGGCAAGTCCTTCACCCCCGTGACCGCCGACCAGTACGCCGAGTACAAGGCCGCCGCGGACAAGTACCTGCGCAAGGGCGTCGACGCGCTGACCGAAGCCGAGAAGAAGACCATCAACGTGGGCACCTCCACGCAGGGCGGCTTCCTGGTCGACTTCGAGCGCGAGAATGGCATCGACCGCGTGGTGCACCGCTACAGCGCCATGCGCCAGATCGCCCGCGTGATCACCATCGGCTCGGCCAGCTACAAGAAGCTGGTGAAGGTCACGGGCACCTCCGGCGCATCGCGCGGCGGTGAGACGAAGGTTCCCTCGGAAGGCACCACGCCGACCTGGGTGGAACTGGAGTTCAAGCCCGGCACCTACGTGTCCGAGCAGCGCATCACCTCCGAAGCGCTGGAAGACGCGACGCAGGACGTCGGCGCCGACCTGGAGATGGAGATCGGCATCGAGTTCGCCGAGATGGAAGGCACCGACTTCATCACCGGCGACGGCCTGAACGGTCCCCGCGGCATCCACAGCTACGACATCGTGGCGAACGCCTCCTACCAGTGGGGCAAGCTGGGCTACGTGAAGACCGGCGGCGCGTCGGGCTTCGCGGCGTCGAATCCCTCGGACAAGCTGATCGACCTGGTGCACGCCCTGAAGCGGCAGTACCGGGCCGGCGCGGTGTGGACGATGAACGACGCCACGCTGGGCGAGATCCGCAAGCTGAAGGACGGCCAGGGCAACTACCTCTGGGGCATGACCAAGGACACGTTCATGGCCGGCGCCGTGGGCACGCTCCTGGGCTACTCGGTGGTGACGGACGACTTCATGCCGGACCTGGGCGCCAACGCCTACCCGGTCGCCTTCGGCGACTTCAAGCAGGCGTACTACGTGGTCGAGCGCAAGGGTCTGGCGATCCTGCGCGACCCGGCGACCGCGTTCCCGGCCGTGCGCTTCCTGGCCCGTCGCCGGGTCGGCGGTGGTGTCGCCAAGTTCGAGGCGATGAAGCTCCTGAAGTGCGAAGCCTGATCGGCTGAAGCACCTACGCCGCCGGCTCCGGTCGGCGGCGGCTCGAAACCTCCTCAAGGAAAAGATCATGAAAGACCTGATGAACCTCATCGACGTGAAGCGGGTGATCAGCCCGGTTTCCGTCTCCGACACCACGGCCCAAGTGGGCACCGTTGTGGACCGCAAGGGCTACGACGGCGTCACCTACCTGATTGCCACCGGCTCCATCGCCGACGCTGACGCCACCTTCACGGTGCTGCTGGAAGAGTCCGACGATTCGGGCTCCGGCTTCGCCGCCGTCGCGGACGCGGACCTGATCGGCACGGAAGTGCTGGCCGGCTTCCAGTTCGATGACGACAACGAGTGCCGCAAGCTGGGTTACAAGGGCTCCAAGCGCTACACGCGCCTGACCATCACCCCGGTGGCCAACGCCTCGGCGGCGCTGCTGGCGGCCGTCGCGGTGCTGTCCGGCCCGATGCTGGCTCCGACTGCCAACCCCCCGGCCTGACCCCCAGGCCACTGCGTGAAGCGGGCTCCTTCGGGAGCCCGTTTTGCATAGGACTTCCGAAGGAGCTACACATGAAACTGCGCAATCTGATCGTCGGCGCGCTGCTGGCCGCCGCCTGCAGCCTGGGATTCGGGCAGACGCTGATGTCCGGCGCCACGGCGACCGGCGCGGGCACCGCCCAGGCCCTGAACAAGAATTCCAAGACGTTTCAGGCGGTTGGAACCACGTCGTCCGGCTCCGGCTCGGTGACGGTGGCCGTGCAGTGCTCCCTCGACGGCACGAACTACGACACGATCGGCACGATCACGCTGACCCTGAGCACCACGCCCGCCAGCAACAGCTTCACCAGCGCGGACCGCTGCAACTGGCACCGCGGCAACGTGACCGCCATCAGCGGAACCGGCGCTTCGGTCAGCCTGTTCCTGGGGATGTGACATGAAGCGCCTCCTCTCCCTCCTCGTCGCCTGGGCGCTGATCCTTGCGGCGCCGGGTTCGTTTGCGCAGGTGTCAACGGATGCAGGAAAGACCGGCATTGCAAGGGCGGCGCATCTGCTGTGCAGCTCCGCGGTGGCGGTCAGCGTCACGGGCACGACTTCCGAGACGGCGCTGGCGACGTGCACGATTCCTGCCGGTGCGATGGGGCTGAATGGCGGGCTCCAGGTTCACACCACATGGACGGTGACGAACAGCGTTAACGACAAGAACACGCGCATTCGCCTGGGTGGCATTGCTGGAACTCAGTTCTACAACAACACGCACACCACCGTAGCGACGGTTCATGACTTCCGCAGGATTCGCAACCGAGGCGGCGCGTCCAGTCAGGTGGCTGGGATTGGGGCTGCTAGCGGTAGTTTTGGGTCTTCCGCAACTGCCATCACCACCGGTTCTGTAGACACTGCAGTATCGCAAGACCTGATCCTCTCCTGCCAATTGGAACTGAGTTCGGAGAGTTGCACACTGGAAAGCTACGAGGCTTGGCTGCTGCCGTAACGCCATGCCGCTGACCACCGTCACCGTCTCGATTGCAGCGCACCTCGTCGTCGGCAATGCTTTGCCGAATGGGAGGGTGCGCTTCGAGTTGACCGCTCCGGACGTGGACGGCGGCATCGTTGTTCCGCAAGCGGCTTCGGTATCGCTAGACGTGAACGGCGAGGGCTCTATTGCGTTGTGGCCGAACAGCCGAGGCACGCAGGGCACGCAGTACCGGGTGGAGATTTACGACCGGAAGAACCGCCTGCAGGAATCCGCGCTGGCGACCGTGCCGCAGGCGAACTGCGACTTGCACGACATCATCGACCTGGCCGCTCCGTCAGTGGTCGAGGGCACGGTGCAGTTGGCTGATTACACCGCAATGCGCGCATACGCGGGTCGCGGCAAAACGGCATACGTCACCGGCTATCTGGTGTCGGCAGCGCCGGCTGGTGCTGCCGGCCTTTTCACCTGCGACGACACCGACACCACCAGCGCCGACAACGGCGGAACCATCATCGTCGCCAGCAACGGCAAGCGATGGAAGCGAGTATTTGCAGATCGCCTCAACGTGCAGTGGTTCGGCGCGAAGGGGGTTGGTACCGACGACACGACACCGATTCTGGCTGCGATCAATGCCCTGAGTGTCGGGACGCTTGGCGGGCTCCCGCGCCGCCGTCGTTTGTATGCCCCGGCCGGCCTGTATGACACATCAGCGCCGCTTCCGCTTTCGGTGACCAATTTCTCAATGGAGGGCGACGGCCCGCAGCAGACCGTTATCCGAGGGAACCACGAATCCGGGCACGTCATCGACATCACAGCTGGCGGTGATGTTTCCATTGAGGGCGTCGCCATCACCAGCGGGCCGACGCGCTTAGCTGCGGCGGCATCTGTGTCGTCCTGCGGCATCCATGGTGACACTGGCGGGGTCATTGCCCAGTATCGGGTGCGACTGCGCGATGTCTACGTGCAGGATCAGCCAGGTCACGCCATAGCGGCATACAACCCGGAGCTATGGGATCTTGAGAATGTGGTTGTCAGCGCCAGCAAAAAGAGCGGCCTCTACATGTACGGTCGTGACATCGGCGGCATCTCCAACTTTCTCAAGAACACGCGCTCTCGGCTGAATCTGGAGTATGGGTACTACTTCTACAACCAAGATGAAAGCACGCTGATCAATGCACAGGGCCTGGAGAACGGCCTAGACCAGTGCAACATCGACAACTGCTTCGGGATGACTGTGATTGAGCCGGACTTTGAGGCGTTCAGCACCGTCGGTAGCGGCACCTCACTCGTCGGTCTGCGCATGTCCGGCAAGGGCCACAAGGTGATCGGCGGGCGATTCTATGCGCTCAATACGGCAATTCGATTGGCGTCGGCCGACAGCTGCGTCATTCTGAACCCACGCATCGATGGCAAGGCCGGCGTCGCAATGACGACTGGCGTTCTGATCGATGCTTCCTCGGATGGCAACCAGGTTCACGTCTACTCGGGCACGAACGCCACCACTCTGGTCAGCAACAGTGCTGGCGGCACAAAGAACACGATCGTTGAGGACGGCAAGACCACGCTCGGCAATCTCGCGGTGCAAGCACTGGTTCAAAGCGTCAGCGGAGCATTCACGCCCGACTGCGGGACGTACTCAGCATTTTTCCTTACGCTTGTCGGCAATACCACCATCAACGCGCCGACCAACTTGCGGCAGGGGCAGATTATCAATTTTGTCTTCACGCAGGACGCAACCGGGGGGAGAACGGTGGCATGGAACGGCGCGTGGAAACAGGCGTGGAGCGACACTGGGAACACGACGGGCAAGCGTTCTGGAATCCTTTTCAACTCGCTAGGAACAGGCACCGCGCAGCAACTCGCGGCGCAAGGGCCATACGTGAGCTAACCAGCATGAAGCACAAGACCATCACCGCCGTCGAAGACGAGCCCGTAACCCTGACGGAAGTCCGCCTGCAGTGCAAGATCGACTCCGACGACGAGACGCACGACACCCTGCTGTCTTCCCTGTGCACCGCCGCGCGTGAGTTTGCCGAGCACTACACCGGCCGCGCTCTTGCGGAGGTGACGCTGGAGGCTGCGCTGGACGAGTTCCCCTCCTGTGACTACATCGACCTTCCGATGCCTCCTGTGTCGGCCATTACGTCGATCAAGTACACGGACACGGCGGGAGTCGAGCAGACGATGGACGACGGGGACTACGCCCTGAGCACCTACGGCGACAGCCGCCGCGTGAGCCTGACCTACGGCGCGAGCTGGCCCAGCACCCGCTGCCAGCCGGACGCAGTCCGTATTCAGTTCGTGACCGGCTACGCGACCGAGGATCTTCCCCGCGCAGTGAAGGCCGCCCTGCTGCTGCACATCGAGACGGAATCGCCGCTGAACCCGCTGACGCCCACCGAGCGCGCTGCGATGGAGAAGGCCCGCGACTCCCTGCTGGATACCGTGAAGGTCTACGGGTGAACACGCGCCGCCTCAATCGCCTGGTGACGCTGCAGGCGCCCGCCAGCGGGCAGGATGCCGCAGGGCAACCTCTGGGCGGCTGGACCGACGTCGCCCAGGTCTACGCGAACATCCGCTACCTCTCCGGCATCGAGTCGATCAAGGCCGGCGCGGAAACCTCGGCCGCCAAGGCTTCCATCCGCATCCGCTACCGCACCGACGTGACGGCCGCCATGCGGGTGTCGATCGGGGAAACGGTGTTCCAGATCAAGGCGGTGCTGCCGGATGAGACGGGCAAGCAGTATTGCGACTTGGCCTGCGCGGTGATGTCATGAAACCTAGCCGGCAGCCAGCAGTCCGGCAAGCAAAGTACGCCGGCAAGCACACCATCAACATGCCGGTGGACCTCGTCGCCTTTGACGCGGTGATTGACGGAATCGAACGTGACGTGTCCGCTGCCATCCGGCCGGCGGCGCAGGCGGGCGCGGAAGTGATCTATCAGGCAGTGCTGCAGAACGTGCAGAAGATCCGCTCCGTGACAGGAAACCTGCGCAGCTCGATCTACCAGGCGTTCTCTGAAGACAAGAGCCAGGTGGCAGGCAGTGGCTATGCACGCGCGACGTACCACATCTCCTGGAATGCCAAGACGGCGCCGCACGGGCACCTGATCGAGTGGGGCCACCTGCAGCGGTACGAGTATTACAAGGGCAACGACGGCAAGGTGCGCCCGATGGTGCGGCCCGGTCTGGAGTTCACGAAGAAGCCCGGCCGGCGCGCATCGCAGGCCGAGAAGGACGCCTACTACGTCCCGCGCATCGGCGGCCCGAAGCAGGTTCCGGCCAAGCCATTCATCCGCCCCGCCTTCTATAAGCAGGGCGAAGCCGTCGCCGCCATGCGGGCGAAGTTCTGGGAAGTACTGGACGCCAAATGAGCTTCGAGACGGACCTCTACGCCGTGTTGGCAGCCGTGACGCCGCGGGTGTTCCCCGACTTCGCGCCTGTTACGACCCAGCGGCCTTACGTCACTTACCAGCAAATCGGCGGAGAGGTGTTCAACCCCTTGTCGAACGACGACCCCGGCATCCGCCATTCCGCGATGCAGATCAGCGTCTGGGCGGACACGCGGGTGCAGGCCATGACCTTGTCCAGGTCCATCGAAGCTGCAATGCGAGCGGCAACTGCCTTCACGGCGCGGCCTGATTCGGCAGCGACCGGCGACTTCGACGCGGACATTCCCGTCTACGGGGCATCGCAAGACTTCTCCTGCTGGCACGCCAGCTGACCCCATGAAGGGGCGCGCATAGGGCGCGCTCCTCATTCCTGCCCGCGAGGGCGTCAAACCTCCGCCGCCTTCAGGCGGTTTTTTTTCGTCCAACGAAAGGCATCACCATGGCATCCGTACCGACCGGCACGATCTTCTCCCTTGCGACGGTGTTCGCAACGGCCAAGACTGTCGATGACATTTCCAACGCGGCCGAAGCGGTCGTGGACTGCACCGCGCACGGCTACTCCGCGGGCGACATCGTCCAGCTGTACTCCGGCTGGGGCCGGCTGAACCGCCGCGCCGTTCGCATCAAGTCCGTCCTCACGGACTCCTTCGTCGCCGAGGACATCAACACCACGAACACCGAGTTTTTCCCCGCAGGTTCTGGCGGCGGCACGGTGCGCAAGGTGACGACCTTCACGCAGATCAACAAGATCCTGAACCCGTCGAACAGCGGCGGCGATCCGAAGAACGTGGTGGTCAAGTACGTGGAATCCGACGTGGAAGAAACCATCAACGACGGCTTCACGGCGATCACGGAATCCTTCGACAT